TGCAGGATCTCGTCGGCCGGGACGCGCACGGTGTCGAGGCCACCGTGCGCGGACATCGGCGCGAGCATCCCGTCGCCGGGATGGCTCTTGTGGAGGTGGTAAGCAACGCGCACACCGATGGCGTTGAACTCGATGCCGGCGCGGATCACGTTGCCGTTCGGCAGTTCGCGATTCAGCGTCGTCGGCAGGTGCTCCGGTTCGAGCAACTGCAGTTGCAGACCGACCGCGAGACGATCTTCGGGACGCCGGTAGCGCAACCGCACCAGGCACTCGCCGCCTTCGAGCATCGCCCGGCAGGCCAGCGCCTGCAGGCCGTAGAAGTCGGTCAGGCCGGCCGCATCCGCTTCCTCGCACCAGTCGCGCCACAGCGCCTGCACCGCCTCGCGCTGGGCGAGATCGTGCAGCATCGACTGCGGCTTGATGCCGGTGCCGATGGCGTTGGCGACGAACGCCTCGACGCCGGTCGCCGCCCAGGCATTGCGGCGCACCAGGTCGCGGCTCTTGGCGCGCAACTCGTCCTGCGCGAAGGCGAGCGCTGCGACCGCACCGGGATTGCCGACCTGCCAGAACCGCGCACGGCGTCCGCCGCCGACGCCGTCATAGGTGGGCGACGCGCCGAACAGCCGGGCGCGCAGCCGAGACCACCAACTCATCCGATTACGTCGCCTTGTCGGTGTTCACGACGACGCGACGGGGGCGACGCCTGGCAGTGCCCGTTGCGATCGCCTGCTCTTCGAGCCCGCGTCGAACGACGCCGATGGCGGCGATCAGGTCGTCGATGGAGCGGTACTCGACGGTGCGATCGCCGAAGGTGACGCGCTGCTCGCCGGTCGCGAGCGCGCGTTCGAGCGCCGCGAGTTGTTCGGGGGTGAAAGCCATGCGACACGTCTCAACGGTGGAGCCAGCGGCTCTTGACCACGCGCCGACGACTCGGGCGCGCGGATGTGGAAAGGCCACCGTCGCCGGTGGCCTCGTCTGGGGGTGTCGTGATCGCCATCAGTGGCGGATCGGGCGCCTCCTGGATCCCGAGCGATCGCTCCAGTTCGCGCCAGTGCCTGTGCTCGAATCGGTCCAGTCCGGCCGCCGCCGCCGCGGCGCGCGCGTAGACGTAGCAGTCGAGCGCCTCGTTGCGCTCGCGCAGCTTCTGCCACTCGCGCACCGCATAGCCGTTGCGATCCCGCCGCGTGATCAACTGCTCCGCGCACAACTGCTGCAGGAACTCGGCGTCGATCTTCGGCAGGTGAATGAAGCCGGCCGGATACACCGGCGTCAGGCCATCGGCCGCCACGTCGGCGTGCAGGCGCAGATGCTGGTACAGCGCCTGCTTGGCGATGCCGACCACGACCGTGTAGAGCTTGATGCCCCGGCGCAGCTTCCTGCCAGCCACGGTGACATCCACCGCGGTCGGCGTACCGACCAGTGCCGCGCCGCGCGCCGCGCCCTTCACCGCCATCACCCGACTGTCGCGGCACGCGCGCACGAAGGCGTAGACCTCCTGCGTCGCGAAACCGGTGTCGATGGCGAAGCGCGCCAGCGGCAGTTGCGCGCCACCGTCGTGCGTCCAGGTCTCGCCGAGCAATGCGCGCAGTTGCGTCCACACGCCCTCGCGCGCGGTGTCGCCCATCAGCACGCGGTGTTCGATGAGCCACGCTTCCTTGCCGCGACCGAAGGCCCACACCGAGACCTCGATGCGATCCTTCTGCACGTCGGCGCCACCCACCAGCAACAGGCCGCCGCGCGGCACCGTGCCGATGCGATAGTCCTCGCGCCGCTCCAGCAACTGCTGCCAGTCCGGCGCGTCGCCCTCCTCCACCCAGGTCTCACCGAGTTCGGTGTTCTTGAAGGTCTTGATCGCGGAGGCCGAGCCGGTGGTCTTGTCGGTCGCGCTCTCCCAGGCGGCGGCGATCTCGCGCCAGCTGCGCCAGCCCACCGGGCTGTACAGCGACGACAAGTGGAACCCGGCGGTCCGACCATTGCCCGGTACCGTCGCCCGCCACTGGCCGTGTTCGAGCATCCACGTCTTGTGGTGCTCGGCGATCGGCTGCTCGCAACCTTCACAGATGTAGGCAGCGGTTTCAGGCTGGCCGCGCTCCCAGCGCAGCCGCTCGAACTTGAACCACTGCGCATGCGCGCAGTGCGGGCACGGCACGAAGTACCGACGTTGGTCGGACGCCTCGTACTCGCGCTCGATGCTGCTGGCGCCCGCGATCGTCGGCGTCGAGACGATGAAGATCTTGCGCCGCGTGAACGTGCGCGTGCGCGCCTCCGCCAGCGAGATCGCATCGCCCTCCCCTTCGACGTCGAGCGGATAACCATCCACTTCATCGAGAAACAGGTACCGCACCGGCATCGAGCGCAGGCCGACCGCGCTGTTCGCGCCGGTCATCACCAGCACGCCGCCGCGGAACTCCTTCGTCAGAATCGTGTTGCCCGCATCGCGCGAACGCGCGGGTGCGATCAACGCGGCGAGCACCGGCGACTCCTCGATCAGCGGATCGATCCGCTGCTTGGAGTTGCGCTTGGCCATCTCCACCGTCGGCCAGACCGCCATCATCGGGCCGGGCGCGTGGTGGATCACGTAGCCGATCCAGCAACTGCCCGCTTCGGTGCCGCCGACCTGCGCGCCCTTCATGAAGACCACGCGCTCGATCGGCGAGGCCGGCGAGAGGCAATCCATGATCTCGCGCAGGTAGGGCGTGCGCGCCGTCCGCCAGCGCCCCGGCTCGGCCGCTGCCTTGCTGGACAGTATCCGGTGCTGGTCGGACCAGTCCGACACCGACAGCCACGGATCGGGGGTCAGGCCTTCCCGCCAGGCGCGCTCGATCTCGTGCGCGCCTTCGTAATCGAACATCCTGTCAATCCACCTTCACGCGCAGCTCGCCCAGTTCTGCAAGGTGCGTGCGAACTGCCGCCTCCAGCGCCAGATGCATCGCGTGCGGATCGACCGCCAGCGTCGCCGCCATCTGCGCCGACACGCGTGCGGGCCAATTGAGCCACGCATCGCGCTCATCGCGCGCCAGCTTGAACACGTGCGCGACCACCTGCGAACGCTCGACCAGTTCGCCTTTCAGGCGCGCGAGACGCACCTTGTTGGTCTGCGCCTTCACCACCTCGTTGACCGTGCGCGCCTGCAGCAGCGACGCACCGACAGCCGGCAGCGCCGACGCGCCCGCGTCGCGGCCCGTGTCGCGCAACCTCTCTGCCACCTCCGGGACCACCACCCGCGGCGCGCGTGCCTGCGTCCCGGCGCGCGGGGGCGCGGAATTGCGCGTCCACTCCGCGTCGGCCTTCGCCGCATCGATGGTGCCATCGGCCTCCGGTGTAACGCGCCCGGCACGGATCGCCTTGTGGACCGCGGTGTCGGTGACGCCGCGATGGCGCGCATACGCGCGGATCGAAATTCCCATCCGAATGTTTGACCGATGACTTGACTTCATGCGCGCACAGCGCGCCAGGCGACGGCTTCCCGTCCGTTGGCTTAACGCGACGCGGATGCGCGAGATCGCGCTTGGCTTCGGTGCGGAACAGCGCGTTCATCCCATCGCGCCAACCACATCCAACACCACTCACTCAGGAGCAACGCATGAACACCGCAACGACCGCCAAGCCGATCACGCTGAACGACACCCAGACCGCCGTGCTGACCCACGCCATCGACCGCACGCAGGGCAAGATCGAATGGTTCCCCGACACCATCAAGGGCGGCGCGCAGAAGAAGGTCATCGAGGCCTTGTTTGTGCGCGCGATGATCATCGGCCACCACGGCGACTGGATCGTCACCGACGCCGCCTACGAGGCGCTTGGTCGCGCGCGCCCCGCCGCGCAGGCCACCGCCGAAGCGGCGACGCCGGCCGGCGAGAACGCCGCCAAGCCCGCACGGAAGACCGCGCGCAAGGCCGCGAAGCCGACGCAGGACACCACCGCATCGGGCGACGGCGAAACGCCTGCACCGCGCACCCGCGAGAACAGCAAGCAGGCGCAGGTGATCGCGATGCTCAAGCGGCCCGAAGGCGCCACGATCCCGCAGATCTGCGAAGCGACCGGCTGGCAGGCGCACACGGTGCGCGGCACCTTCGCCGGGGCCTTCAAGAAGAAGCTCGGCCTGACCGTCACCTCCGACAAGGCCGAAGGCGGCGTGCGCGTGTACCGCATCGCCGACACAGCGCCGACGGCCTGATGTCGCAGCGCAACGCAGCCCAACGCAATGCCGTGCCGAGGCGCGGCATTGCGCAGTGAAAATCGGCATGCGATGCGGCTCGCGAAAGAACGGAAAAAACAAGCCGAAGAACGCGATCTTTCGCTTGGCTTCCATCGCGAACAGCGCGTTCATGTCCGCACACAAACCACACGACAGACATCACAGCATGAAAACGCACACGAACACCGCCATCCCCGCCACCGAAAACGAAAGCTGGGGCTTCTGGGGCACGATGCGCGGCCACGCCAGCGTCGCGTGGCCGCTGGCCATGACCGCCATCGCCGAGGCCACCGGCGAATCGCTCGACGCGGTGAGGGCCTTTCTCGACAGCAAGGCCGGACGGCACTTCGCCGATGAAGTCTGCGGCCATCAGTCCCACGGTCAGGCGCTGCCCGACGCGATTGCGAACACCGTCGCGGCATGGATGCGCATGACCATCAAGCGGCGCACCGCGATCGACTACGGCATCCCGCACGGCGTGCCCTACCTCACCGGCTTCGTGATGCACGCCGCGATCCACGACGAGACCGCCGAAGACTGATCGTCCCGCAAGCGAGTCCGCACGTCGCGAATGGAGTTACGGCCGCTGCTGCGCGGCGTGCAGGATCCGAAGAATGGTGATGGTCTGCGCGTCCACGCGATACACCACCACGTAATTCGAGCGAACGACCCATTCGCGCGTGCCCGCGACTCGCCCCTGCCGGAAGGCCATCGGGTGCGTTCGCAACAACGATACCTTGGACTCAATCTCGTCTTTCAGCGCCTACGCAATTTTCCTTCGAAAGGTCCTTCGGTTGGTATTCCCGGCCATCGCGCAACGCGCGATGGCGTTCTGGCTTGGACGCGCCAATTCGACAAAGACAACCGCCCTCAGCAGACCCGACTGTGCGTGCCATGCAACGGCGGATCGGTCACCAATCGCTGAGCGTCATCGACAGTAGCGCCGATTGTGGTCTGGCACTAAAGGCGGGAACGTCCGGCGCTCGTCGCAGATACCGTGTCAACCGCTCAATGCTGACAAGCACAAAGAAGTGCTTGTTGATGTTCTTGCGGAGCTCGTCGCAGACCATGCTGGGAATCTTCCAAGCGATGAACCGAGCAAGAATCGCGTCGGCAATGAAGGCCAATACCTTCGCCTTCCAATCGCCGCCCACCCATCTTCCAAATAGTTCGACACGAACATAGACATCGCCAAGATTCACACTCTCAAGACCTGCGGCGATTCGTAGCTCCCCGTTACTGTTGACGACTGGACGCAGAAGGACTTGGACTGTTGAAGGGGGCGAGCCCGTTTCCGGAAGCTCTACCCTCACTATTGCAACCGTAGTTCTTCCTATGCATGGTAGATTCAACCAGAGCTCGCCGTATCCCGAGCTCTCCAGATGGACTGTGAGCCTCAGCGCCAGAAGTTGTTCGTCAATCTCTACTCTGATTCCCTTAAGCGCCACACTTAGATCAAGCAGCCACTTGAACGTTCCGCCGCCACTATCCTTGTGTGAAGCGCCAGGAGAGACCTTACCGAACTTAACGTCCAGAAGTGCTTTAGGTATGTACGTGCCAGCAAAGCCGAACGTGTTCCTCGCCTTCGGAATAACTCGTGCACGGGAGGTATCAAAGAAGAGTGGAATTCGCGCCTCTTGATCATTCTGAACTGGATTTTGCGGTACAGGCCTGACCCCATCAAGAACATCTCCCTGGGGGCAACCAGAATTTCCCAGGACGGAGAACTTTTCTGGGACAATTACAAGATGCTCACCGATCTTCCTCAACTCAAGCGACCCACCAAAGTCGATTGCTGGAAACATCGCTGCGAGATCGATATCAGGGATCTCTCCCATCGCCTCGTCTATCAGCTTGCTAGCGACACCTCCATACGCGAAAATCCCCTCGATCCTTAGCAGATCGTTTTCAGTAATTTGGGCCGCCAATTTCGCTTGTTCCCGATCCACACTCTCATTGACTCGGCTGCTGACCAAGAACTCTTTGGCCCGAAACTCGATCGCTTGCTTTCGACCGGTCAGTTCAACAGAAAACTCCGGAACATCCAACACTACGTCACTGAAGCTCAAGTGCGACGCATTGGTCGCGAAGAGCGTAAATGTCACTTGAAAACCCGGCCTGACAATGACTTCTGCTTTCTCAGAGGCCGGATTAGTTGGTTCGAATGAGGCGTAAATCTTGTTGACGTCTAAAGTCGAGCTCGATACCCTCGCCAAGACTTTTTCATGTGACGTGGGAAACGAACCTGCACCGCTACTTGCGATGGAGCTGGCCTTTAGCGAATCGAGAACGAGTGCATCAAGCATCGCTTCGGAAATGATCAATGCTCCCCTCTGATCTAGAGTATTGACCAAATCGTCGTGAAGGCTATTGTTAATGAGTGCTGCGTCTGCTCGGCCTTTCGTCCGCTCTGGCGTAGGTGCTGAACTTTCGCCAGAAGCCGATTGAGGAGTGACTAAGCGAGAACCTTGAATGCAGCTGAAGGCTCTGGCTGCTTCAAGTCGAATTCGATCACGATTCATCTGCTCGACGAGCTTGCAGGACTTACGTTGTGCTTGCGTCATTTTCGTCTCCATTCCATGACTGAGCAAGGAATCTTCCTCACCGCCTCCTGATCTTGGCAGAGTCAGCTCAGAAGCATCAACGAGTGCACATCCAGCACCGATGTCCAACTCTTATCATATCCTCGACTAGTTGGCAAGCGAACATTCAATCGGCTTTTTTTGCCGAGCGCTATCGCGCCAATTCGGCAGCTCCGCGACCAATGGGCTAGTAACTTGTCCCAGACAATGAGTCGAAAGTCGCGCCACTGGCAATGCCCTGGGGGGTCCAGCCACATCGACGCCTTGCGGTTTTCGCCCTCGGCACAACGACCGCGCCACCTAGGAGGAAGAAGGCAGGCGAGCCGGGCGGCGTAGGCCCAGCCGCCGACGCCTGCGAACAGGTGGACTTGCCGGTGGCCCGCGAGGTCGTGCGGGTCGAGGTCACGGATGTCCCGCCCGTCGACGCGGCCCGGTGGAATGAGGCCGGCGGCGATCTGGTTGTTGAGCCATGCGCAGAGGTAGGGTTCGATTTCGTTGTAGAAGGCCGGCGCGTGCAGTGCCGGGTTCATGCGAGCGCATCGGCGGCGTCGTCGAACGACACGCCGTCGGCTTCACGCAGGGCGGATTCGCCGCTCCAGGTCTGCCAGCGGCGCACGATCACATCGACGTATTTCGGATCGAGTTCCATCAGGCGCGCGCGCCGGCCGCTTTTGTGCGCGGCGATCAGCGTCGTGCCCGATCCGCCGAAGCCGTCGAGGACCACGTCGCCCGGCCGGCTGGAGTTGCGGATGCACCGCTCCACCAGTTCCACCGGCTTCATCGTCGGGTGCAGATCGTTGCGCTGCGGCTTCTTGATCTGCCACACGTCGCCCTGGTCGCGATCGCCGCACCAGTGGCGCTGCGCGCCTTCCGGCCAGCCATAGAGGATCGGCTCGAACTGGCGCTGGTAGTCGGCGCGTCCGAGGGTGAAGGTGTTCTTCGCCCAGATCACGAACGTCGACCAGTGACCGCCTGCGGCGCGAAACGCCGCCTGCAGCGTGTCGAGTTCGCCCGAAGACATGGCGATGTAGATCGCACCGCGGCACTGCGCCACGATCGGCGTCAGCGCGGCGAGCAGGAAGTCGTGGAAGGCCGCGCCGAGATTGTCGTTGAGGATCGGACGCTGCGTACCGCGGAGCCTGTCCTTGGCGCTGTTGGCGTAATCGACGTTGTACGGAGGGTCGATGAAGACCATGTCCGCGCGTTCGCCCGACAGCAGACGCACGTAGCTCTCGGGGTCAGTGGCATCGCCGCACAGCACGCGGTGTTCGCCCAGCACCCACAGGTCGCCGGGGCGCGACACCACCGCGGCGGCTTCCTCGGGCACCTCGTCATCGTCGACGTCACCGGCCTGGTCGGTTTCTTCGCCGGCCAGCAGTTCGGCGAGCGCGTCCGGATCGAAGCCGGTCAGGTCCAGATCGAAACCGTCGGCCTGCAGCGCTTCCAGTTCGGTGCGCAGCATGGCGTCGTCCCACGCCGCGTTCTCGGCGATGCGGTTGTCCGCGATCACCAGCGCGCGACGCTGGGTCGGGGTCAGGTGATCGAGGACGACCACCGGCACCGCCTCCAGTCCGAGCTTGCGCGCGGCGGCCAGGCGGCCGTGGCCGGCGACGATCACGCCGTCGCCACCGACCAGAATCGGGTTCGTGAACCCGAACTCGACGATGCTGGCCGCGATCTGCGCGACCTGGTCGTCCGAGTGCGTGCGCGCATTGCGCGCATACGGCAGCAGCCGCGCGAGCGGCCACTGCTCGATCTTGTCTGCGACCCAGCTCATGCCGCCTCCGACGCAGTGCCGCAGCGCTCGGCCGCGACCGCATCGAATCGTTGGCCGGTCGCTTCGAGCGTGATCGGGAGCCCCGGCAATTGCTGGCGAATGCGTTCGATGGCGACATCGACGTACTCGGCGGCGATCTCCACCGCCCGGCAGACGCGCCCGGTGCGCTCGCAGGCGATCAGCGTCGTGCCGCTGCCGCCAAAGGGTTCGTACACCACCTCGCCCGCTTCCGAATACGCTTCGATGACGAACGTCGGCAGCGCGACCGGGAACACGGCCGGATGGTCGATGTCCCGGCCGAGCTTGCCCTTGTGGCGCATGATGCGAATCACCGAGTCTGGAATCCGCATGGCCTGCGTCGGCTGGTGTTCGTGCGACCACGCCAGCGCCCCGCCGTCCCGACCGCGCAGCGCGGTGGACGAGCCATCGGCGCGCAGGTGGATGTCCTGCCCCGCGAACTTGCACGGCACGGTCTTGTTCGCCTTGCGGTTGTGGCGGTTGAAGTGGAAGACGAACTCGAAGCTGGGCGCGAGACGACCGCGCCAGTCGCCCGGCAGACCCGGCCCCTGGTCCCAGACGTACCAGCCGAAGCGACGCCATCCTTGCGCGCGCATCGACGCGACCCAGGCGTCCCAATACGGCTGCACTTCGTTGTCGTCGTGGACGAGGCCGAGGTTGACCAGCAGTTGGGCGTCGTCGCGCAATGCGTCCTCGGCCGCGGCGAACACGCCGCGCATCAGCGCGTCCCAATCGCCGATGCCGCTGGCGTAGTCGCGCTGCCGGGCGTAGGGCGGCGAGGTGATGCACAGGTGCGCGGTCTCGCCACGCATCAGCGCCGCGACGACGGCCGGATCGCCAGCGTCACCGCAGATCAGCCGGTGCCTGCCGATGATCCAGACATCGCCCGCGCGGGACACCGGCGCGATCGTCGATGCGGGATCGTGGTCCTCGCCGCTGTCTTCCTCGCCGTTGTCGATCGCATCGTCGTCGGCATCCGCGCTTTCGTCGTTGGCCGCGTCCGCAGCACGCGATACAGGTTCCTGATCGCCGCCTGCCGCGTCGCCGTCTTCCACCAGGTCGAGCAGGCGCTCGATCTCGCTGGCGGTGAAGCCGGTCATGTCCAGGTCGAAACCGACCTCGGCGAGATCGGCCAGTTCCAGCACCAGCAGCGCCTCATCCCAACCGGCATCGAGGGCGATGCGGTTGTCGGCGATCACCAACGCGCGCTTCTGCGCCGCGCTCAGGTGCGCCAGTTCGATCACCGGCACCTCGGTCATGCCGAGCCGACGCGCGGCGAGCAGCCGGCCGTGGCCGGCGATCACGCCGTTCTCGCCATCCACCAGGAGCGGCGAGGTCCAGCCGAATTCCACGATGCTCGCGGCGATCTGCGCGATCTGCGCGTCGCTGTGCGTGCGCGGGTTTTTCGCGTAGGGAATCAGCGCCTCGACCCGACGGGTCTCGACGGTGAGGGCGTGGGACATCGTGGACTCGAAAAAAGGAACCCACCGACCATCGCGCCCGGGAACAGGGGGGAACGCGAACGCAATGGCCGGTGGGTTGGAGAGAAGTGGAACATCGTCGCGGTGCACAAACGCGCATGGAGCGCGTTTGGACCGCCGCAGGCGGGTCGCGGAGCGACAGGCCCCAGGGATGGGGCCTGCAAACCGTGGGTTGCACCGCAAACCTG